ATTTTGGTGTGACCGATCTTATAGAGAAGATGGACAATGAAGGTGGTATGATGAAGGGAGGCAAACAAAATGTTTTTGATGACGAACAGAAACTTACTATCGACAACGAGACTAAAACACTCGATGAGTTTGATGCCCGTTATATAAACCTCGTAACTTCTTATGGCACCTACGGATACAGGAATAGTTATCACGATGTGTTCGATCAGTCAGAAGCACTCAACAAATTAAGGCATTATGCTGTAAAAAGTCTGTTCAATAAAAATATGATTGATTTGATATTGCCAGGAATTTCATTTTGGTCTCAACTAGAGAACGGTGCTTCTGGTGTTACTGTCGGCGACTTGGTAAAAATCAATTTTAAAAACACCAATGTTGAAACAGCAGGTGACGAAGAGTTTAATAAAGATTTGTCAGGTACATATCTAATACATAAGTGTAGAAATGTATTTAAGTCAACCACCCATGAAGTTGCTGTATCTGTAACTAAAGTTGCCGACCTTGATGGAGGTTCTGCGTAATGAAGACTTGGGAGAATGAATATTACGGAGATAATGTACGTTGGTTTGTTGCTAACGTAATTGATAATACTCCTCCCTACGGATTAGAGGGACGAGTAAAGATTCGCATACACGGCATCCACACTGACATTGCTGATGAGTCTGGAATCCCTCAGCGCGATCTTCCTTGGGCGCAAGTTATGAATCCTGGTGATACATATGGCGTGTCTGGATTAGGAACTAGCACCATGATACTTCCTGGTGCACTAGTTTTCGGATTTTTCTTAGACGGTGCTACTTCTCAGTTGCCACTGGTTTTGGGTTCGCTTCCTCGTATCGAGTTTCCGACTACGGTACAAGCATCTAATCGTGAAGATATGGCAACCAATCCATTCACGTATTCGTTTCAACAATCTAATGCGGACGCTATTGACCCAGAGGTGCAAAATTCTGGTCCAGCGTCAGCAGGAGATGTTGCTAGATACTTTATAGATAATGGGTTTAACGCAAAACAAGCATCTTCTATTACAGGTGTTTTGCAAGAGGTCAGCGGATTAGATCCTACGCAAACTGGGAACGGTATAGGTATCGCTGGATGGCAACCTAACAGTCCTCGGTATCATAGATTTTATGCTTATATCAGTCGATTAGCGCCAACTAGAGACGATAAAGATTTTGAGGGGCAGTTACTATATGTTCTTCACGAACTAAAAACTGCTCGTTCAATGGCCATGTCTAAAGTCTTGCGCGCACGCGAGATAGAAGGCAACTTGTATGGAGAGAAAGTTGACGGTATTGAAGAAAAAGGTAACGGACAGGTCGCGCAACTAGTTAAATATTATGTTGACCCTAGGACTGCTTGTAGCGTTGGTGGTGCTATAGGCAAGGCGAAAGGAATTTACGGAGGACTTGGAGCGAGATAATGCCAACTATAAACCTCAGCGAAATTAATCAGTATATCAAAAACTTTTTGGATCGTATTGGGTTACGAGAACTTGAAGCAATCCATGCTGAGAGAATTAAACAGTGGTTGATTGAAAACCTATCAAACATTGGGCGATACTCAGTAAGGGATTTTGAGCGATTTGGTTCTCTAAACTCTTTAGGAAAAGCATATAACGACGGTCGACCAGTACATAAAGACCGAGCAGACGGTTGGGTCGCACTTACTGAAGAAGTTCCGGATATTGATCACCTCACCTATGGTACAGGCATGCTGTATATTCACGGTGAGATGGAAATGCCGTTATGGTGGCAGCAACAAGGCGGTCAACCAGGAGACCACATGTACGAGGATGAGTTTAATCACATAAACTATTCTGGTACACAAAAGTTTATATACCAAAGAGTATTGGGTGAAACGTACACTTTTTGGTATGAACCTGAAACTGGAGTTGATGATGTCAGAGCACCAGGAAGATTGCCGCCACAAGATACGCCATATGGACCAGCGCCAAACTGGGGGGAAGCATTGGTTGATGCTTGGAAATATGGATATATGTGGAGAGAAGAACCAGTTGTTCCTCCGATGATTGTAAATGGAACATATAAACCAAAAGAGGGTATCACTGCGGTCTATAGTGATATTGTTGCTTGGTACTATGATACAGTCACACAATCTATCGGTGGTATGCAAGTTCGCGAGTTACAATCCGAAGATGCTAGAGTTGATGGATTCCCAGGAATACCTAACGACGCGGAAATCTATCACCTAGATAATGAGCGAAACCATTATCCTTGGCGTATTGTAAACAGCGCAACGCCAAAGAGTATTAAATTTATGTTAGACGAAGTTTTGGTTGAGGGAACCAACGGTATGTACGACGATACCCTTCCTGCTATGGCAACTGAGATTGGTAATTACCCGCCAATCAAAGGTTTGACATATGTTAAAGACGGTAAAGAAGGTATCTTGAACTTCATATCTCCTGTTGATGAGGTTCCTGAATAATGGCAATCGCTAACGTATCTTCTTTGAATACACTTATTGCACAAGGTTTGACGAGATCGAACGGAACCGATGCTGCATTACAAGCAATGACTGGTGGTAATCTACCACAAGAAGCAGTTACTCAAATAAACAATTTGATAAACAATTTCATCGGAAATAATCCTGGTGTTTCTTTAACGAACAGATCAAATATCCCTACCGATCTTTATGATCAAGTTGCGGATGTTATGGTCGGGTCTACACCAGGAATGAGCAAGCAAGTATTGTCGACTGTATTACAAAGCAACAACATTTTAGGAAAACTTGGCGGTGCGCCTCAAGTCAATGTCGAAAATCAACTTGCAGGAATAAAAGCATTATACGATAAAAAATTAAACTCTGTTCTGAACAAAGTAGACGATTCTATATTTTCAGCAGGTTTACCAGGATTCGTGCAAAACGCTGCACTAAACCAAATAAACGATACGAAAAATATTATTAATGATGCTCTTGGGTCTAATGCTATAGTAGATGCGTTAGGAAACCCTGCTAGTATAAGCGATGCTGCTGCGGTTACTATTAATCAAATAACAAGCAATCAAAGTCTGGTTTCTGCTAATAATATTTTAGGACCGCAATCTACTGTAGCAGCGGAGAGTATAGTCGATGCTGTTTCTGATGCTGCAGGAATTATTGACACTTCAGAGGTATCAGATACCACCACAAATGACCTAGTTGCTGCCACGATACAAGGTGAGAATGGAGGAGATCTCGCTCCGCTTAAAAGTATCGCTGAGCAAACAAAAGGCACAATTCAAAGTTTAACTGAGGAAGAAGATTTTGAGTTGATAGGGTATCGAGGACCGGAATCGTATAAGATCGGTGAAGAAAATATACAACCAGGAGGTCAGTTTATTTCTTCGGTTGAAGAATTAGAAGCAGAGATGGCAAGTATGACAAGAGATATCTCTGAAATTATTGTCCACTGGTCAGAAACTTTTACAAATGCGAACCTTTCTGCGTCAGAACTAACTACTCTAACAGGTGCTGGTGATAACGCATATCACCTAATAATTCAACGCAATGGCGCAGTAGAACGTGGCGTCCCCTTGAATAGTGCTGGCAGTCACTGTCCAACCAATGGACATAATGCATATTCTATTGGCGTGTGTCTAGTGGGCGGCGTCAACGTTCCCACAGATACTAGAGCGATAGAAATGGAAATCTCCCCGAGGAGTATTACGCAATCACAGTATAATAGTTTATATCAAATATTCCGAACGTTCTTTGATCAATATCCTGGTGGTCAAGCATTAGGGCATATGGACATAGATGTATCTCAAGACGACCCAGGATTTGATGTACGAGACTATGTGTACAATAATTTCAACAAGCAATCATTATACCTAGACCCACCGAACGACCCTGCATTGTCTCCTCAGGATATCCTGAAGGCACTTGAAGGGTCGGGACCAGATGTATTAACTAAGGATCCTGATATGCTGGAGAAAAATTTCTAATGACAACTGGATCTAATAAAGTCACAGATCGTATAAGCAATCCTGAAGAACAAGGTAAAGAACTCACTACTGGCGTTCCTTTAGACGGATCAGCGGATCCTACTGGCGAATACCCATTACGATATAATTGGTTTGCGAGTAATGTTAGTGCTCCTGGACGTGGCGTAAGAATCAATGATCTTTGGATGCGCGGGAGCACCATGGGTGTTAGTTTTGATGTCCCAGTTGGCACCACTTCCATTTTCCCTTTTAATCAGGCAAATGAAACACCTTCCGGACATTCTTTTGAGATCGATGATACTCCTGGGAATCAGAGAATCCTTATCAAGCATCATACTGGCGCAGGTGTAGAACTCAAACAAGACGGATCCGTCCTAGTTGCTTCTCGGACCCATCAAATTCAGGTTGTCGGTGCTGATCACGAAGTTATAGTACAGGGCGAAGGTAATCTAACATATGACGGTGACCTCAATCTAACGGTCAACGGAAACTATAATCTGACGGTCGGTGGTTCTTACAACGTTGATGTTGGTGCTAATCACAATCACTCGGTGCATGGTACATATATCACCGAAACTGGTGACGCGCATCAGACTATCGTTCGCGGAAACAAAGACACCAAGGTTTGGGGTGATGTTGTAGACTTCACTGCTCATGAACACAAGATAATTACCAAAAAAGATTTTCGTATTTTGTCAAACAGGGATATTATTCCCAACGCTCGCCGTGGCATTAGAATGTCAGCAGAGGAACACATTACAACTTCTGCTGGTAAAAACACAGTGATATCTTCCAAAGATCTACGTCTCATCGGAGAGAAAGGTAAAATTGGCGGCGAGCAGTTTCATTTCTTTGGTTCATTGTTTACTGGTGGCGGCGACGACACACAAGGCAAAAACACAGTATTCCATGGAAACTTGGTCGGTCGTGCCCTAGAAGCGTGGACTGCCAAATACGCAAAATATTCTGAAGAGGCGCATAGTGCTCATATATCAAACTTTGCCACCAAAGCAGATCAAGCAGATGATGCTTATCGCGCAGTCCATGCAGAACATGCGAAAAACGCAAAACTAGCAAAAGTTGCTGGTGGTACAGGTGCTGGTGGTGCTTATAGTCCCCCTCCTGGCACACAAGATTATCCTGAGTGGACAGGCGAAACTCGATGGGACGGCACTAGTGATATGGGAACTGGTATCAAACCAAACTATCAGTATGAGTGGGGGTGGAACGCAAAGGCAAATCATGTAGTGTTACAGTCCATGCGATTTGACGGTTCTATAGAAAACGACGATCCGGATTTTTGGTCAACATTTGGCGGATTAGCATTGAACATGGGTTTAGCGATGACCTCGCCGGAGTCTGAAATCACACATGAACCACTGTATGATTATTATGGTAACCCGAAAAATTGGTGGGAAGTTTGGAACAAGACTTCCCCATTTGCTGTACGCAAAGTTGTTATTGACGAGGATGGTGCATTAGAAGATAAAATCGCTAAACATGACACATACAGTTACTATTTTAACTGGACGCCGAGTACAGCAGAGATTCGATCAAAGTTGCGTACGATGGATGGCGCTGCTGATGCAAGCACTGCGCCAGAGATGCAAACTAATGGTCCGCTGTGTATCGGTTCTTTGCTTGATGAAAATAGAATATCTGAAAAATATAAAGATCCTGCACCATCAGCACCGTATGAAATGAAAAGAACTGGCAGTAGCGAACCGACCCCTAGATTTGGATACACTTTGCTTGGCAATCCTTTGGAACGTGCTTCTAAGACTTTTACGCCCAAAAACAAACAGGCGACAACTAGGACTATCGTAGCAGATCCAGTTTATAATCCTGATAAGATGGATGCTCCGATTACAAGTAGAACCCGATTGTCAAAATCTAGTACAATGTCGAAGTTCTTTGGCGCACCAGGATCTAAAACTTCACTTGAGTTTGTGCCCATAGTAAAGGATAGACAGGATCTTGCCCGTCAGTTTTACCTACACGCATGGTTGATGGAAGGTATTTCTTCGGCAAAAGAATTTAAGAACTTCCGATTACAGGTCACGGAAGGATATTATAATCCTGCCAATGGTATTCGCGAAGCAGTTGACGGTAAGAAAGAAGCAGATGCTAAAGCAAGATACTGGCGTGAACCATACCGTAAAGAAGATGGTGGTGGTACTCAGAAGTCTATTGTAAAAGGTGGTTATCCTATTAACCAATTGAAGTACGAAGGTCGTGCTTGCGTATACACGTTATACAACTCTCGCGGCAAAATTGACTACAGCGCAGGTTTTGAGTTGGCGTTGTATATTAGGGATACGTTCTTTTATGATCAGTTGAGTTTGGACTATGATATGACTCGCCCTGACAAAGTTATGACACAACAATTGATAGTAGTCATGCCTAAAATTGAAAAAGACTTTAAAGCAACCTTTGAAATGAAGGTTAGCACTTATTTCAACAGGCAAACTCTTTCTGGGTCAGATCTTATAGAAATTACCGACTAAATAGAACTATCAGACTGTTGGACTATAATAACAAATGGCACTAAAACGAGTCACACCAGGATTAAAAGACAATACTCTTGTCACTGGTAAAAAAATACAATATTCCGACATAGACTTATCTTTTACTGCTAAGTCTGGCACTCCGACCAGTTATAACAATGGCACGCCAGAGGGTTTCATAGGAGACGTGTTTAAGAAAAGTGATGCGGCAGCAGTAGTACAGTCTGTACAAAATATATTGTTAACCAATAGACTCGAAAAACCATTTAGACCAAAATATGGCGCCAACCTCCGTGCTATGCTTTTTGAGACAGTGGAGACTTATTCGGAAACTCTTATTTCTCAAATGGTAGTCAATGCGCTGGGAAGAGACGAACCAAGGGTTACTGTCACAGACGTCAAGTTTTATGATGGTGATACTTTAGTCGAAAAGGGCGCAGGTAGTATTTTTAGTAGAAACAGTCTAAGAAATACTATCGCAGTTATTGTGGAGTTTACTATAGAAAATGAGCAAGGGGAATTTACAGCAAGAGTTAACATGAATAGGTTACGATAATGGCATCAACTACTATTACTTCAGCGCAACTAGACTTTAATACAATCAAAGAGTCGTTGAAGACTTCTCTGAGAAATAGCGGAGAGTTCAACGATTATGATTTTGAAGGTTCCGGTTTATCCAATATTTTGGATGTGTTGGCATACAACACACATCTTAATGGATTGATTGCAAACTTTTCATTAAACGAGTCTTTCCTTGTAACTGCGCAATTGCGTCCATCAGTAGTTTCTCTTGCTGAATCTTTAGGTTATGTGCCCGATTCTAAAAAGTCGCCGGAGTGTACAATCACTCTTAATGTTAACACTGCTGGGTATCCACTTATAATTCAAAACTCCCAAACTTTGTTGCCAGGAGAATTAGTCCTCCGTGGGACTAAAGATGGTGTGGACTATACTTTTACAAACAGAGAGTCGTTAACTGCGACTTCAGTTGCGGGAGAGGTGTACAGATTCGCCCCAATAGCAGATCCATCTCTGCCTATTAAAGTTTTTGAAGGTATTGAAGTCAATCAACAATTTATAGTTGGAGAGGTAACAGATACTGTTTATGTGATACCAGATGAGAATATGGACATCACAACTGCGATCATAAAAGTTTATCCTAATCAGCAGAGTGCAAATACCAGAGGCGACTTTACTCAGTATGTAAACTTGCTTGATGCCACTACGATTAACGAACAATCTAGATTGTATGTTTTAAGGGAATCACCCAATGGACTGTATGAACTGACTTTCGGTAACGGCAACTCTTTGGGTGCCGCACCGACTTCTGGACAAGTTATCGAAGTCAATTACTTAAGAACGAATGGAATTATTGCTAACGAAATTTCTGCCCTTAGAATTGCATCCAGTTTTACTTTTGCCACTACGACTTCTTCTACTGTAGAGGTAGATGAGGGTGATGTTGGAGTCACAACATTGTCAAGATCTTCTGGTGGTGCAGACAAAGAATCAATAGAATCTATGCGAATAAATGCGCCATATCAATATGCTGCACAAAATAGAATGGTAACGTCAACCGACTACTCCGCATTGATACTTAAAAAATATTCTTCTTTTATTGACGACATTAAGTCTTGGGGTGGCGAAGATGATCCCAAACCAGATTATGGTTCGGTGTTTACGTCCATTGTATTTAAAGACAATCTTTCAAACTCAACTATTTCCGACGTCCGGCAAGGTATCCTAGATCTTGCTGACGAGTTTTCAATCGCTTCTTTTGACTTGAAGTTTACTGATCCAGAAACGACTTTTATATCATGCCAAACATTTTTTAGATTCAATCCGTCATTAACTGGATTCAGCGAGTCAACAGTAAACTCATTGGTGACTGATGCCATTGATCAATATTTCTTGGAGAACACTGGTAAGTTTGACCAAGTATTCCGTAAGTCGAATATGCTGACTGCTATTGATGCCGCTGATGCTTCAGTGCTTTCTTCTAGATCAGATATAAAAGTAAACAGAAGAATCTTGCCTATATTTAACTTAGAACAAAAATTTGACTTGACTTTCCCTGTCGCTCTTAGAGACCCGCTTGTTACCAATGATCACACTATCACCTCTAGTTTGTTTATCTTCAGAAATCAAACTTGTATCATAAGGAACAAAGTGAACGATCGGATAAGAGTTTCGCCAGAGGGAAGAGTGCCTGTGGTTTTTGACAGGAAACCTTCTAACGTATTGGAACTTGTTACGATTGGCGGCAAAGTCATGGTCAGCAATGTTGGTTACTATGATGCTGCTCGAGGAGAAGTACATATAGAAAATCTATCAGTACAGACTATTCCTGGCGGTAGAAACTTCATAAAGATATTTGCCGTGCCAGCAAACGAATCTGCTGTAACTGCTCAACTTAATAATATTATTCGATTCGACAAAGAAGAATCTTTCTCGAAAGCAATTAAGGTAGACACTATCTAATGTTAGATAAGACTCTAACAGATGTATATCGTCGCAATCTAGACCTAGACAAATATCATGTTTATGATGTTCTTCCTGGGCACTTTGACGACAAGTACCCAAAACTTGTAAAATTCTTACAAGAGTACTACAAGACACTAGAAGAAGAAGGCAATGTCGCAGAAACGCTAAACGACCTTCTCCTTAATAGGGATATTGCAGGCGCAAAAGTTGAACTGTTGGACTTTATTGCAAATGAATTATTGCTGGGCAAACCTTATTACGAATCTTTCAACGACAAAAGAACTTCGCTTCAATATTCTAATCTGCTGTACCGATCCAAAGGTACTGAATTTTCTATCAAACAGTTTTTCCGTGTATTTTATGGATTAGATATTGAAGTCCGATACGGCAAAGACGAAGTCTTTTTTGTCGGTGACCCTAACGAAGAAGAAATGATATTCGCAGGTAATGGCGAAGCAACAGGCAGAAACTTCCCATACACCTTCAAAGGTTCCGATATTGTAGTTTCGGTCACAGACAGCAATGGAGATTATATCCAGTTGCGTCAAGATTTAGACTATACTGTTGATTTTGCTAAACAGGCAATCGTTTTACAAACGCTGGATAGCGCTGGACTTTTACTAGAACCTGCTTCTTCTAATAAGTTTGACAGCGACGGGTCTGGTAATCCAATTATAGACAGCGATAGCAAAATTTCTTATCTGGCGAATAAAGCATTACTGGCACCAGGACAAAATTTGAAGGTAGAAGCAACGAGAAGAAGTTATTCTACTATCGGAACAGAACTTACTTTAAAGAGGATCACTGATAATACCTTCTATCAGTTGTATGGAATATTAATTTCTACTCCAATTGGTGTACCAGTATGGAGAGATGCTTACAAAACATTTGTACACCCTGCTGGTATGTATCTTGCTGGTCAGGTGCAAATTAATTCTATTTTTGATTTTAACTTGGGTCCGCAACCATCGATTATCGAACCACCACCACCTATAGATGTGTTCTCTACTGCTCAAATTATGCAGAAGTTTGTTGGCGGTAAGTTTGTTGCCGATAAGTTTGATTCTGGATTCACGCCAACTGATTTCTTGAACGATCGCAACGGAACAGGATTGTTCTCTACTTCAATCACTGAGATCGGACCAGGACCATACGGCGAACGTATCAGAACTCGAGTTAATGATATGAACCATCCAAGGAACATAGAGAATTGGCATACTCAGTATGGTTCAGTTTACCAAGCAGACAATATTGAAGCAAGGACATTGGACGATACTTATGCAGATCTCTCCAACATTATCAACCCTCTTGACGAAGATAGGTGGTATGGATATGATAGTAACGGTTCAGGAATGCAAACTACCATCTACTCTACATATGATAGCAACGTCTATCATGGCGTTGGTGGTTACGATGCTTGGGCAGCAACGCAAGGGTCCCATAGAGAACCTTTGCTGGAATCTAATACACCAAATCTGATTCAATATACCGAGTATCCTAACTTAAATCCTGGTGATAACAACTAAAAACCAGTATAAATAACAGTATAAATTTACGGAACTGAAAAATGGCACACGTCACGAATCGACAAAAACTACTCAATGGCGCCACTGCTAATGACGGAACTGGCGATACGCTGAGAGCAGCTGCTGATAAAATTAATACAAACTTCAGCACTATCTTTGAATCTTTGTATGGCGATTCAGTAGCAGCGCACGACGATTTCCATATTGGCACAAATGGTACTATTTTCTTCGGAGATTCTTCTAGCGGATATCCGACCAAATTTGTCGGTGACGTCTCCAGCGGTTCTATGAAAACAATCACGTTGCCTAATCACACAGGAAACGTAGTAGTTGACACTGCAACTCAAACAGTTACAAATAAGACCTTTACTTCGCCTAAAATAAATCAGGTCTTAGATTCTAACGGCGACGAAGTGTTGTTGTTGAGCGGTGAAAACTCAGCAAACTTTATTAACATTAAGAGCGGCGATTCGGCGAGTGGACCAGCGATCGCAGTTGCTGGTGACTCTGCTGATGTGGATTTGGTGCTACAACCATTGAACAGTGGCGTGGTGCGCTCTACTTGTAATATTGTTAGTGGAAACGAACAATTGACTGCAAACGGTGCCGCAGATCCAAGCGTACCAATTACTTTGATCACCGCAGTATCAGACATATCTTTGACGCTGGCAGACGGAACTAATACAGGTCAAACTAAAAAGTTCGTAAGCACCACTTCTGCTGGTGCCTTGGTGACTCCTGCTAACTTTGGTTCGGGGTCTTCTTTCTTTGTAGACGGTGCTCGTGGCGTAGAAGTAATGTGGGTCGGCAACAACTGGATTGCCATGGGTTTTGATTCGGCATCTCAAACTAGGATTAATCAATAAGAGTAAAAAATAATGGCGGCTACAGTATCAGACAAATTCAAAAGAGAAATATTGGATAATATCTATCAGTCTTATCTTAATATCGGTAAGACGCAGGGTACTGACTCTGATAGATTTTATTTGGGTATTGGTCGCGCAGAAGAGTGGGACTCAGTTAGTGCTGGTCAAAGCGAAAGACTGCCTCCGGTTCCCAACCCTTCTGAAAACGAAGTGATCAAATACCAAGAATCGCTTCAGTCTCTAAAACTTATTACTGATATCTCATACGTTGTACCGAGATACAACTGGACTTTCGGTAACTTTTACAGTGCTTGGGATAACGAATACAGTTCTAACACTACGATCGGCGCAACTGGAGATATTCAATATCCGTATTATGTGATCACTGACGATAACTCAGTTTTCGTTTGCTTGGCAGCAGGTTATGACGATCAAGGCAACCAAAAACCTTCGTTGTATAAACCAACTAAACGACAAATTTTACCGTTTTCAAACGAAGAAGATGGATACGTTTGGAAATTCCTGTTCACCATTGGTGCAGCAGAAGCACGTAAGTTTTTGACTTCTGCCTACATGCCAGTAGAAAAGTTCCTCGCCGACTCAGAGCAAGATCCTCGATATATCAACGCAACGACTGCTCGCCAAAACCAATGGCAGATACAAGATAGTGCAGTAAGAGGGCAAATCGTTGGTATTGCAATAGACTCTGGCGGTACTGGGTACACAACACCTCCTACCGTAAGCATCATTGGTACACCGCATCGCCTTCCTAATGCAAATTTCAAACTTGGTACTAAAATGGTTAAGAGTCGTGATTCTGCTGAGGCAGTTGCACGTGTTGCTAACGGATCAGTGTTCCAAGTAGTTATGAAAAGAAATATTGGTGACTCAGACGTTTATCGTTTTGGTCAAAACTATGCTAATGCTAGTATTCACTTTGATGGCGGTGGCGGCACTGGAGCAAAAGGACGAGCAATTATCGTTGGCGGTGATTCTGGCATGGGCAGCAACCCAGTTATTAACCTGAATTCATCTGCCCTTATGTTCCATACAACTTTGACTGGCACTGAGAACAACGATTTTAATGTTCGTAATGACTTCCGTCAGGTAGGTCTTATTAAGAATCCACAAAAAGATTCAGCGCAGTTCGGTAGTTTTGTTCCTGCGCTCGGAAGAGATTCTGCTACGACTGCTGTAACAGCGCAAGTCTATAAGAAATTGTATGTTACTGGTGCTGCTGGTTTCGCCGGAGATTTGACTGGCGACCAATTAATTGTGCAGGGTGGTACTGGACTGCCAGTAGAACCTGCTTGTATCCTAGATTACTTTGATGCGACTAATGAAATCGCATATGTGCACCAAACTAGAGAAACTGGTTTCCAAATGTTTGAAAGTGATGCAACTCACTCATTGACTTTCTATGAGAACAGGAACAAGACAGGTAATTTAGGAACCTGTAACATTGTACCTAATTCTAATGGACCAAACTTAAGACCAGCAGAAGCAGACAGATTCTCTGGAACCGTAATCTACATAGATAACAGAGTAGCGATTGTCCGCGACGACGAACAAACTGAAGACGTCAAAATCGTTATTGACCTGTAAGGAAAACAAAAATGCCTCAGCAGTTTACTGAAAATACTTTCAAAGGTGTATACAAGGACGACTTCCTTGATAGTGCCGGATATCAACGTATCCTGTTCAATAGCGGTCGCCCTTTGCAGGCACGCGAACTTACACAGTTACAAACTATTCTACAAACGCAGATTACTCGGTTCGCCCGAAATATTTTCTTAGATGGTGCTGCTGTAAGTCCTAAGTCTTCAGGTGCTGGTACTGAAATCCGCGACTATGTTGTAGTTGCCAGAACAACGGATGTTACTAATCCTGTATTGCCCCAAGAAGCAAAACAATATCTCGGCGCAGTTTTTACGGGTGCTGCTAAGACCGGAACGTCGGGTCTAAAATTTGTAGTCAGTCACGTAGAAGTCACTGATGCTAATGATGGTACAGGATCTTTCCCAGTATTGTATGGAAGATACATCGACGCTGGACAGAACAAAACTAACTCTACAGAAACTCAAACTACACCATTGACCTTTGGTTTGGGCGAGACCCTTACAAGTCCAGGATTGGACGACCTTCAAGTTGTGGAAGGTCGTTCGGACGTTCCTTCGCCTACTGGCAAAGGTGTCATGTTTACTATGCAGGGCGCAGACTTCTTTACTCAAGGATTCTTTGTATACGCACCTGCGCAACAAATAGTCATTTCGCCTTATAGCGAAGTCGCTAATGCCGCCGTTGGTTTTGAAGTAGTACAAGATGTGGTTACTGTGCTTGATGATGAAGCACTGTATGACAACCAAGGTGCTCGCCCGAACCTTTCGTCTCCTGGTGCTGATAGATTTAGAATTCGATTGTTACTCGCAACTAGAGATGCAGTTGCTGATAATCTAGACTTCTTGCCTTTCGCTACCGTTAGAGAAACTAAAATTGTACAGATCAAAGAAGGTACGGATAGTTTCAATCAAGTCGAAAAGCGTCTGGCAGAGCGCCAAGAAGAAACAACTGGTAAGTTTGTTGTCCATCCTTTCAACCTTGAGATTCAAGAAAGGGACTCTAATCAGGTAGTGAATAAGATTCGATACCACATGCCAGTTGGCGAATTTGGTAATAACCCAATAGCATACTTAGATGGTTATCGCTTAGAACAGCAACTCGAGAAAAACCTCGATGTACTGAAACCAGTTTCGGTCACTACTGATTCTGATAAGAAGACTGTCACGCCATATAAGAACTACGTTGGTGCTTTGAGCGATGGCGCCACAAGAGCAGTTGATAGTTCTCCTTCTTATTTGGGTAATTGGGCAACAACTAGTGGTATACCCAACTTAAACACTCAACAACGGTATTCGCTTCTTAACAGTAGTGACGCCGTAATTGGATATGCCAGAATAAAATCTTTGCGTAACACTGGTCAAATAAACACCAGTGATAGTGTTGAAGCAGCAGATGTACATTACAGAATTCACTTGTACGACATTAATATGAATGCAGGTCAAAACTTTAGAGACGCTGCGAAAATGACTGTAAAGGGCGGTAATGCTAGTGACGCGATTTTATTGTATCGTAATGGGGACAACCCTAATAACACATATATTGAAGCACCAGAAGATAACATCTCATTGTACGAGATATCAGATTTCCGAGTTAAACAGGTTAGTGGTGTTCAGTACACTGTGCTGCGTCATTCATCTGCTATTACATCCGATACTGCTGGTGACGAACTCGCTATTCCTTCTTTGAATCCTTTTGAATCTTACATTGACGAAGGGCAGTGGACTTTAATCAATCTTACTCAGAATAAAACCTTTACGGTGCCTGTTGCAGATATAAACCCAGTATCAAATCCTGGCAAGATTCAAGACCTGCTTGCTCTAGGTGGCAACCTCGGAGATGTATACTCTCTTTTCTACTATGTTCAGAAAGGCACTCCTGCTAGTCCGGTTTCAGCGAAAACAAAAACGTATCGAGAAGATTGGTTCACTTTCGAAAAAACCGGAAGCGTTTTCCGCGTCACTTTCAAAGGGGCAGGCGAAGCACCAGTTGGTGGCGCACCTCTTTATGACGGTGTTGAACTCCTAGAGGCATATGAAAACGATTCTAATGGTACTGAACTGACTCATCAAGTTGAGTTTGACGGTGGTCAAAGAGACAACTATTATGGACCAATAGAGTTACGTCCATCTGGATCCGGATCGGGCGTTACTAATATCCGAGCAAAAATCGCATATTTTGAGTGGAGCGGTGCTGGAGATTATTTCTCTCCAAACTCCTACAACTTGCTAGATTCTACTTGGTTTGATTACGGAGACATCCCAACGTACCAATCTAGGATAGACGGTAGGTTGTACCCATTACACAACTATTTCGACTTCCGTCCTAAACTTGATCCAACAGCAGATAATATGGGCGCTGCAAACTACATCGAACACCCTAGAGACGGTGACGAAATAATCCATGGTGTTGAATACTATAACCAGCGTATTGATCAAATTACGCTTGCGTATACGAAGGATACATTTAAACCTATCATTTATGTAAACAGCGGCATAGAGGGATTACAACCAACCTTCCCTAGTCAGAAAGAAAATCAGATGCCTCTGTTTAGTGTTTTGTTGGGCGGTAACACTAAAGACATTGGCGATGTTATGATCAATGCTAATCGTTATCCTCGTTATACGATGTCAGATATCGACGATTTGCGTGACAGAGTTTCTAATCTAGAAGAAACAGTTTCGCTTTCCTTTATTGAGAATGAAGCACAGAATCTTGTAGAGTTGGGTGCTGATGGATCGCTTCGATCTAAGACTGGTTTCTTTGTAGATGACTTCACTAAGGGTCTCGCACTTACTGCATCTACTACTGGACCAAATTATCTTGACGATCCTAACTGGATCACCCAAGCACTAGATGTCGATGAATCTTTAATATATCCAAAAATAGATAAGAGATACAATGACTTCTTATACGATTCTGACGATACTGTAATAACAAGTTTTAATTCAGCATACAGCAGAACTGTAGCGACCAACTCTCCTACTGCTATGGCAACTCCAGGAGACTCTAGTGTGGTTCAACGCGGCGATATGTTGATGTTGAAGTATACAACAGTTTTAGATCCAACCCTAACTCAAGAAATGATTTCTTGGAGAACACCATACGATTATGAAGAACGTGGTTACTACAATGTAAACCCATTCAACGTGTTCCAAGGTGAAGGATATCTCAGACTTAATCCAACTGGTGATTTTTGGGTAGATCAAACTCGTTTACCAGATCGACATGTTTCTGGCGGTACTATACATGTTAAGATTAACGATCTTTCAAATTATGTACCTAAAACTACAACTGCTACTACCACTTACACTAGAATGGCACGAGGCAGACTTACTGGTGCCACTAGGAGAACAACAATAGCTGGAAGATGGCGTCGTAGAGAACGCGAAAGAGAGTTAGTAAGACAAACTGTTCAAACTACTGTGACCACTAGGGAACGCGTGAAAACACGTGTGGTCAGCGATTCTTATCGTACCATGCAGCGCGACAGAGTCGTAGCAGTAAACACTGTACCGTTTATTCGTCAAAGACGTGTCCTTGCGAAAGCAGAAGGTTTGCGACCTAATACTCGTTTCTGGTTGTACTTTGATAATGTTCGTATGGACCAATGGGTGCTTGATCTCAGCACTCAAGCAAACTATACTGCACTTGTTAATCAGAAGGCGCACAGGAAGCAGTACCCACCTTCACAGAGAAGGTATCAAAGGCATCCTAATGCGACTGGTGCATCTAACGAAAACGTGTTGATTTCAGATGATCAGGGCAGACTTTACTTTGATATGTTTATTCCAAACAATGCTAGAGTTCCTGTTCCTAAATCCGGAATATTCCCGCATGCAAAAGAACTTTCAACTTGGATCCAAAAAGTCAAGGAAGGTATAAAGAGACATGGCGCGGATAGTCCTCGCTGCTTTGACTATGCAGGTTGGAAGTTTAGATGCGGCGCCAAACCAGTAAAACTTTTAGACATTTCTGAAAACAACAATGATAATGCGTTATCAATGGCGAAAACAGTTTATGTTGCTACTGGTAGAAATATTGTACGCAGGAAAGATATTATCACGACTCGAGTGATTGTATCTGAGGATTATATTGATCGTACTCAAAGAACCACAACTCAGGTTGTTGACGAAACTGTTATTGGTACGACATGGGAGCGATATGACCCATTAGCACAAACCTTTATGGTGAGTGGACAGTCCAGTGTAGAAGGCGTGTTTATAACGAAGGTTGACGTATTCCTAAGATCAGCACCACCTTCAATTGCTCCTCAAATTCCACTACAGTTACAGATTCGTGGCACTCGAGACGGCACCCCGTTGCGTGATGCCATCAGCGAACAACATAGAGTTTATAAAACTGCTGCGGAGTGTCGCGCAGTTGTAGACAGTATTACGGACAAAGAGAACCTCACTGAAGTTCTTTCTAAACCTGTTACGTTTGAGTTCCCTGAACCAATCTATATTGCTGCTGGTGAGGAATACGCAATAGTGCTTCTTGCTGAATGTGATGATTATGAAGCATATATCGCAACGACCTACGATCTTATCCTTGGTAGAACTGATAAGAGAGTGAGTAAGCAACCAGCAACGGGATCGTTATTCCTTTCGCAAAACGGTTCAACTTGGACACCAAAGCAAAACCAAGACTTGGCGTATCGTATCTACACTGCTAAGTTTAAGGGGTCAGGAAATGCGAACTTCTATAGTCAACCTGCTGTAAGAGCAGCGCATAACTACAACACGAGTTTCTCAATTGACTCTACTTGTGTGAACCCACTGTATCCATCGGATCATATCTACTCCTCCGCTACTGATTCTACTTCATTAAGTCGGTTCTTCGTATATCACCCTGCTCATGGTCTTGGTGATGGAGACAGACCACGCATCGAAGGATTGGATCCTACTACTGAATACAGAGGTGTTACTGGCGCAGAAATAATGAACGTCGGCAACTATGTAGATTCTGCTAACGTACAAGGATATTATGTCAAGTTGTATAATACCGACTCCGTTGTCTCAGGATCGCCTAATCCGACATATGACGCCACCCTTGCATTCGATAGTGCTGGATCGTTTGGTGCAGATAGTGCGACTTCGGAAACTGCATTTAATATTGATAGAGCAGTGTTTGATATTCTTGACCTAAACTTTAATGGTACAAAGATTGACTACTCTTCCTCTTTCACTAGTGGATACTCTCACGCGGATGCAAGGTTCTTAGCAACTCGCGATCCTCGTTTTGCGATTGACACTAATGTAACACCAGGAACTGATGCTAACGGTATGTTGCCGTTTAGTCCAAGCGTGCCAATCTATATGAATGGTCCGAAATACCTTGCTAACTCGGATCAACAAGTCGTTGAAATGAGTGGAGTGCCTTCTATTATTGTTAATGCTGCGCTTGAAACCACACAATCTTCAAACTTTGGTGGAGACTTGGCACTGGCAGCAAAATCTAGTGGGTATGTTTCTGACTTATCTCCAATGATTGATATTCAACAAATTGGTGTTGAACTCACTAATCACATTATTGACAATCAACCAATTGACTCTGACAATAATCAGGACTCAATTGATTTTAGAGGATATCCTATCGTACAAAATGCTAATGCGCCATCAGGATATGTGTCAGAACTTGATCCTACTTTGGGTACTTCGCCTTCTAAGCATATTACCAAACCTGCTACTCTTTCTCAAGCAGCAAACGGTTTGCGTATTATCGTCAAGGCGCATAAACCAGTAGCAGCAAGCATTGACGTTTATTACAGAACTACGACAGGTGATGACGAAGATATCTACAACAGTAGTTGGATATATTTGCCGCCTCAAAACAATCCACCAGATGCTTTGTATATTGCGGACGGTGAGGTTGAACCTGAGTTTAGAGAGTACAAGTATCTCGCTGGCGGTATAGACGGAGACCTGCCTGACTTCAGACAATTCCAGATGAAGGTTGTTATGAGATCAACGAATACTTGTCAGGTTCCAATCATTAGAGACATAAAAGCAATTGCGTTGATATAATGGATGAGAGAGTTTTATTGAAAGTAGCAGGTTCCGCATATATGTACAAGGATGTACATAATGGGACTGTTATAAATACCAACGAAGAAGAAATACGTTTAGCAAGGGAAAGCAAACGGTTGAGGAAAGAGGAGCGTCTTAAGAAAGATGCAATGGAAAACGACATTGCCGAACTAAAAAAAGAATTCTCAGAACTCAAAGAACTAATAAAATCAATGGTAGAGAAATACTAAAATGAGCAACCCTCCAAGATTTCACGACAGCGATCATCCTCTGTTTCAATCGACAGATACTTTCCAGCAACTGATCCAAGATCTTAATCATTTTGGTAACATTGTTGACTCGGATATGAAGTATCTGGATTCTGCCATTGGTCCAGAAACAAATGGATTCAGACTCACCAAATTAAAAGGTCTTGAAGACTTTACCGCCAATACATTGGTGGATGCTCTCAACGAACTAGATAGCGACCTGCACGGGGGCAATGGCGGTAGTTTCGCAGCAGATAGAAATACTGCATATAAGACTGTAACTGGCGCGATCAATGAGATTGAGCGAGTTTTCGATGCTTCTGCTGGTGAGATCTTATATCCTACTGGAGACTCAACCGAAACACAAAACCGATTATTGATCAGCACAAATCAAAATGGTGGACAAAGGATTGATATAAAGTCAGGACAGAATATCATCCTTGACGCAGTGAATAATATTGTGATTGATGCTGGCGGTTCTAGCGTTTGTTTCGACGATGATAGCGTCACCCATATGGAACTTATAATGGGAGCGTCTACCTTAGAAATAGACGTTCCTGTAGGAAACTTACTGTTCGACGTCGCTGATGATATCATACTTGATGCTGCTGGTACAACTGTAGATATGCAGGTTGCGGGTGTATCAAGAGTTAAACACGACCTTGGTGCAAGTAACGTAGTGACTGTCAATGGAGATTACACGTTAGACGTTTCCGGAGATATTACCTTAGACGCTGGTGATGATGATGTAATCTTTAAAGACGGCACCACAGAAAGGTTTAGATTTAATTGCGACGCTGCTCCTAATATTACTTTAACTGGTTCTTCTGCTAGTTTAACGAACACAGCAGGTGCTTTCACAGTTAATGCATTCACTTCGTTTGTACTTAATACAAACAATGGCGCATCTACTTGGACTTTTAATACAGACACCATTACTCATACTGGCGATGCCATACTTGACGTCACAGGAGATATTACTTTATCAGCAGACGGTAATGATATTATCTTTAATAATGGTGCTGGCGGTGATACTGTTACTCACACCCTGACTGATGCTGGTGCGTACACCATTACGCAAAGTGGTACAGGAAACTACACTTTAGATATTGGCGGCGATATTATCCTCGATGCCGATGACGCGACAATATACATGAAAGACGGTGGGGCAGATCGCTTCACGTTTATTATGGGAGCAGATCAAGAAATTGACGTTCCAACAGGATCGCTTACAATTGATGTAGCAGATGATATTGTCTTAGATGCTGCCGGAACTAATATCTCATATAGAGTTGCAGGCACTAATCGTATTGTTTATACATTGGGTGCCACTAATACTGCTACTGTAACTGGCAATTATACAATTGATGCGTCAGGAGACATCGTACTTGACGCTGATGACGCAAACATTACATTCAAAGACGGTGGTGTTGATCGTATTGCCTACGCGCTGGGTGCAACAAACACAGTCACAGTTACAGGGAACTACACCCTAGATGGATCTGGTGATATCGTACTAGACACCAACACTGGATCATTAGATTTAAAGGACGCAGGAACAACTGCCATAGGTTTCAGTTTAGATCCTGCTGCTACTAATACGGTTGCTGTTACTGGCGGTTTAGATTTAACTTCAACTGCTGACGTTTTGATCGATGCTACTGGTGATATTACTCTTGACGCAGACGGTAATCAAATCAGATTTAAGAACGGTGCGGGTGGGGATGAAGTAACTCACAATCTTAATGATGACGGAACATATGAAATCGACGCACCTTCTGATTATACCATAGATGCTGCTGGCGATATTACACTTGATGCGGATGGTGGTGATGTATACCTGAAAGACGGTGGAACCACAAACTATCAATTTGCTACAAATGGTACGATATCACGTTCAGGTAATCTTATATTTGACATATCTGGTGATATTACACTGGATGCGGACGGAAACGACATCGTATTCAAAAATGGCGCAGGTGCTGATCAAGTAACGCACACTCTTGCAGACAATGCTGATTACTCAGTAACATATCCTAGTAATGTAACACATACGCAAAGTGCTGGTAGTTTGACGTTTGATATTCCTGGTGATATTACGCTAGATGCTGATGATGCAGATATCTTCTTCAAGGACGCTGGCACTACTCGTATTCAACATACCATGGGCGCAACTAATACCGTTGCGGTTACAGGAAACTACACCTTAGATGTTTCTGGTGATATTGCATTAGATGCTGATGGTGGTGACATTGACTTCAAAGATGCTGGTACAACTCGTTTCGCCTATGGATTGGGCGCCACTAATACTTTAGACATTACTGGTGGATTAACTCAAACTTCTGGTAATTACACTAATACGATAACAGGATCTAGAACTGTTAATGTTTCTAGCGGACATACTGATTCTGCTTCTTCTAGAACAATTAACACAACTAATTCTGTAGCAGTTACCGCAGGCACAACGGCGAATTACACTTCGGGCGGTGCTACAACTATCGCTTCAGGTGGAATTACGACTATAGACGCTGAAGGTGATATTACTCTTGATGCCAATGGCGCAGATATTTTCTTCAAGGACAACGGAGTAACCAAGTTTACCTTTAACTTGAACGGCACTCCAGAAATAGATGTTGTAACTGGTTTAGTCCTTGACGTTGAAGGCGATATTACTCTTGACGCCAATGGCGCTGATGTTTTATTAAAGGACAATGCTGTACAATACGGTGCACTAACAAATACAGCAGGTAATCTGATTATCAAATCAGGCACCACTACCGCGATGACATTTTCTGGCGCGAATGTTACGGTTGCAGGTAGTATTACGATGCCTTCAAGTGGCGGTAGTTCGCCAATCACCACAGCAAAAACAGTACATGGAGCATTAGCGGATATTAATAGTAGAATACCAAATATATATGACAATAATGGAACATTATTGAATCCGTTGCCTTAATAGGATAGTATAGAATGTCAGCGTTTTCTACAATACCGCTAAAGATTCTAAACTCTAGTGGAGACCTAAAACAGTTAACCACAGCGGAGGAAGCACTCTTCGCGAACGAAGGTGGACTGGGTCTTGTTGGTGCATACGATTCTGTTGGTGCAAGATATGGCGGATCCCTAACTCTTACCAATACTGCTAATGACTCTGATATAGGTGTTTACAGAGACACCTTTTACACTTCTCCGATCGGTACTCACCCAGGAACTTCTATTAGTAGTGGATCTACTACCACTACGTTGCGCCAGATGACCGACGCTGTAACTCAAGTTCCTTTTAATGGAGCAGTTCCGAAACTTGTGGTTTGTGATTCAGACGGTGCTTTATATGAAATGGATTCTGCGAGTTATAACGCATTAGCATTAAGAGTTAACGATATAGCAGTATCCACGGAAGGTGTTGGTTCTTTTCGTTTAAGCGCAACACAACCTACATCTGAATATGTTAAATGGATTGATGCTGTCTTTACGGACACAAAAGTAAACGGTTCTACAAATTATCATATTTGGAGAAAAGAAACTGTAAACGTAGATCCGGAAGCATATTACCCTATCAAAAAAATTGGTGATCAAGATTACCAAGAAATGACTGCTTCCGAAGTTGGTGAAATCGGTAACGGTATGATCCAACAGGGATATTACCTTAATGGAGTAGGGGAATATCAACTTAGATCTGACTCTGACGGTGCACCCACTGCATCTGGAACTTGGGAAGCAAGAGGTACAGCACTTGATACTAAAAATACTGTACAGAACGTTCAGTATGCTACGGTGTTGTATACCAGTCCACAATATGCTAGGCAGTATACTGGTCAGTATCTAGGCACTTATACTAACCTAAGATATTCTACACTTTTTCAAAACTTTGTTGGCATTAGGCAGGTCAACTATGCTGGCGTTAGAAATTACACTAACCAATATGTTGGCATAAGGTCATTCACTAATACCTTTGTTGGTGTGCGCCCGCAAACTCAACAGTTCGTGGGACAACGAACCTTTGTGGGGTCAAGGTATTATGTTGGATCGAGAGCATGGTCTGGACAATTCACTGGAAACTTTAGTGGTGTAAGATACTACACTGGATCGTTTGCTTCAGATCGCACTTTTACTGGAGCAAGAGATTTTACAGGGTTAAGATATTTTAGTGGTACTAGAGATCTTCCGTACACCAACACATTTACTGGGCCAAGACCCCAACAATTCCTTGGATCTCGACAAGTTAATTATACAGGACCTCGACCATACACAGGAGTTAGGTATTTTACAGGTTTAAGATATTTTTCTGGTGTGAGAGAATTCATTGGTACCAGATTTTACACAGGGGAAAGATATTTCGCTACTCAATATGCTGGACAACGATCATTCGCGGGTGCGTACCAAGGCGGTGTCCCCATCGCTCCTATGCAGTGGGGCACTAACCCCATTGCATTTAGCGGTGTTGTTCCTGGACAGTTTTTACAAGAATCTTATACGGGCAGTAGACCTTTCGGAATTTGGTACACTGGGACTAGACAATTTCTCGCTAATGGAGCATCTTTCCCTGTAGGTAACCCAGTGGCAAACGTCGCTTGGGCAGGCACGCGTGGGAGCAATTACACTGGTATCCGTACTTATACAGGGTTTAGGTATTTTAGTGGGCAGAGGCAATATTCCAGCAATTTCACAGGAAACTATACAGGAATCAGAGGATTTGAGTCAAGTCCAGTATATTTCGCCGGACCCGCCCAGAACTTCACTGCGGTCAATCCTATCTTCCCACAGTTTAACTATTTGTCTTTTGGAGCATGGACAACCGATTATACACCCGAACCCTTCCTAGGTTGGGCAGCAATAACTTTTGTAGGAACCAGAAACTTTCCGTTTACTGGTGTTCGATATTGGGCAACTGCTCAGAACTTTGTCCGTCCTGTGGGCACGGGTCCAATAATTGACGCAAACACTGGTCACTTTATTATAGGACAAAGTTTTGTTGGTCAAAGGACATTTGCAGGGCCAAGAGCATACTCGGGCAATTATGCGGGTCAATTTGCAGGAGTCAGATATTATCTCAATAATACAGGATTCCTGCACCTCGGACAATCCAACAATCTACAGTTTGTAAGTGATAGAACCTTTACTGGTGTAAGAGCATTCTCTAATGACTTTGTTGGAGTAAGATCTTCGCCGCAAACCTTTGGTGGAAGTAGACCTTACTCGGGAAATTTCATTGGTCCTGCTACAATAACATTTGCAGGTACAAGGGCAGTACTATATACTGGATACTATAGTGGACAATACACTGGACAATATACTAGCACGTACACTTCTCAATACAGTGCTCAATATACTGGACAAACAGTTGTCGCTACACCAGGAACAATTAGAACATATACATTATATGTGAGAGTGTCAGCAACTTAATTATTTTTTATCATAGGAGATTATGATGGCAGAGCGAAAGTGGTTGGATAATGCTTTTTGGCATAATGATGAAAAAGAGATGGCGGAAGCAATCCTTAGCATCACAGATGAGAGTGGTCGAGAAATCACACAAGTTGTTACAGTTCGCAAGTTTGATGTGAACGGTAACGAAAATCCTGACTTTAAAGAACTCATGGAAGAAATTGGCGAAGAAAAGATCGACGCTAATACTGCTGAGCGCAGAGAAAGAAAGTCAAAAGAAAAAGAAGTTGAAGAGCAAAGAAGGAAAGCGGAACAACAAGCAAAAGACCTTGAAGTTTTGTTTGATGCAAAAATTAAAATTTTAGAAATAGATCAGATTAAAAACACCAGCAATAAAACTCTCAAGAGTAAACTTCGTCGCTCTAAAAATGTGGTTGAACTTAATTTGTATGCGCAACTAATTATGATGGAAGAACTTGGGTTGTCTGTTGCCAATGAAAGCGGAAAATAATGGTTTCTTAGTAGTTGCCTCAAAAGATTATCGGTACTATGCTTGGGGCGTGAATCTTTTAGAACAAATAAAAGATTACTATCCTGAAGCAAAAACATGCTTCGTTGTCGAAGAACGGTTTTGTGATGGTCGTGAAGAAGTAGCAGATCATGTAGTATATTGTGATGATCATTATCGTGCTAAACTTTGGGGTATGTCACAAAGTCCTTTCGATAAGACCTTCTATATTGATGCTGATATGGAATGTTTACACGAAGACATCGCTACTGTATTTGATGAGTTGGGCGACAACGACATGGTTTTTAATATACTAGAAGAAAAAAATCATGACATATTTGTAGAGTCGCATTGGCCAGGAGGAACATTTGTTCTTTGCGGCGCAGTTTGTCTTTATACAAAAGAAATGCTACCGTTCATGAAAGATTGGTTTGAACTATACGACAAGCAAATGAATGACGAATGGTGGCCGACAGACGAAAACGGTGACTGGGATCAAGAAACGCATCCCCGAAGACTAAAGCATTGGGATCAATTTACTCTATGGTGGTTAGTAAACAAAGAAGAAAAGTACAAAGACCTGAAGATTGGCGAATTTAAAGAAAACGATCGTTGGAACTATTGGTCGTTACAACACAGGAAGGAACCTATGCCAGATGATGTTATCTTGTATCATAGATCTTTTGTTGCTGATAAAGAAGTTTATCAGTCATAGCAAACGTATAAATAGAATAATAAATTTATCGGCATAGCAGATAGTCATGGCGAAACCTTACAAGTTACCAATTATTCAAAAAGATGCGTCTGGCAATTTGCAAAGGGCGACTTCTACTAATGAGAACTATCTCGCGTATCAGGCGGGATTGCGTTTTGCCTCAAGAGGGACTCTGGGTCCCACTGCTATTAAATCATCTATTACAATCGCGCATAGAGATTCTGCCATTGGTTCGTACACTGATACTTTCTACAATGAAGCAGTAGGAACACACCCAGGATCTTCGCTTTCTATTGGATCGACCACAACTACTCTCTATCAATTACAGGGTGATAGTGCTTCCGGAGCAGTAAAACTGGACGACCAGAGTACGGGATTGTTTCGTCGTCCTGTTTATGAATCGGATGGCAATATATTTGATATGGATTCTGATGCTATGGTTGGTATCGGACAATCGCTCATGTCAATTATACAGTCAAATGAGTATCCTGGATCGCAGAGACTTGCTGCCTCTGCTCCAAGCGGAGACTGGTCTGCCACTCTTTCTAATGTTTTTACTGATACAACTACAAATGGCAACGTAACTCAGTACAGTATTTGGCAGAGACAGACTATTACTGCTCCTGCGAAATGTAATGCGATGCACGTCAGGCGTTCAAATTATGGGACATATCCTTTAGCGTCATACGATGGCGGTTTAGAAGCGATGACTGATGCAGAGATGTCGCTTACCTTTGGACAAATAGCAGGAAAATATTTTAGGCATGGAGATGTAGGAACATATGAACTTCGCACTTCAGGACAAGGAGCGCCAACTGCTACAGGAACTTGGGAAGCACGTGGTACAGCAGTAGATACTCGTTTCACCACAAATAACGTGCAATATTCAGGGCAGTACACTGGTTATTCTCAGGTTCAATATGCTGGTGTTAGGAGTTACTCTACCAACTTCGCTGATCCTAACCTTGGATTCCTTGGCGTAAGGGGGTTTGGCGGATCTAGAAATTATACGTCGACATATAGTGTCGAAACCAACTTCGCTGATCCTAACCTTTCCTTTACTGGTGTTCGTGCTTTTGGTGGATCTAGAAATTATGCGGCAACGTATAGTGTCTCGCAAACTTTTTCTAATGCGAATGAATCTTTCGCAGGAACTCGTCCTGCTAATTATACAGGTCAAAGGATTAATAATTTCGTTGGTACTCGAGATGCTAACTTCTTAGGAGTTACCCCAGCGAACTATACTGGAGTCCGAGGTTTTGTTGGTGAAAGAAATTTTGCAGTTTCGATAGCATTTGGAGGAGTCACTCCTGCGAATTATGCTGGTGAAAGAAACTTCGCTATTTCTACAAACTTCCTTGGTACGACTCCTGCGAATTATGCGGGAACTAGAAACTTCCTTGGTACGACTCCTGCGAATTATACTGGAGTTAGAAACTTTGTTGGACCAAGAACTTTTACTGGACCTCGTACTTTTACTGGCAGTAGAAACTTTGCTGGCGTAAGAAACTTCCTTGGTACTCGTTCTGCAAATTTTGCGTCCAATGTCGCTCAAAACTTTTCTGCCAACTATAACTTTTCTTCTGGAAATGCGGCATATGCTAGACCAATAAACTGGAATGGTCCGATGCCAGGAAACTTTGCTGTCTTTGCCTATTTTTCAGGTCCTGGTAACTTCTCTCCTCCATTATACAACACATATTTTTATGTGGGTACTAGAGGATACGGTGGTTGGCGATCATATGGTGGTGTTAGGATTTGGCAATTTGGTGGTGTCAGAAACTATACTGGTGTTAGATACTTTGTTGGTCCAAGAACTTTTCTGGGATCTAGAACTGTAAACTATCTGGGTGTACGCCCCGCCAACTTTGGCGTATCTCAAAACTTCTTGGGGACTTATGGATTTGCTTCTAATGCCAACTTTGCCAGTAACGCAACCTTTGGTGTTTCGATAGCATTTGCGGGAGTCACTCCTGCGAATTATGCGGGAGAAAGAAACTTTCTAGGAGTTACCCCAGCGAACTATGGTGGCGTTAGAAACTTTTTGGGAACCAGAAACTTTCTAGGAGTTACCCCAGCGAACTATACTGGTAACAGGAATTTCTTGGGAGCAAGAACTTTTACTGTATCGCAAGCATTCGCAGGAGTCACGCCAGCAAACTATACGGGACCAAGACCAGCAACATTCTCATCACAGTTTTCCGCTGCTTTCGCGGGTTTTGTAGCAATAACTTTTGTAGGAACCAGAAACTATGCTGGTGTAAGAGGATTTGCTGGTTCAAGAAACTATGCTGCTCAATATAGCGTCAGCACTGCTTTTGTGGGAACCAGAAATTTCTTAGGTATTCGAGGATTTGGTGGATCTAGAAATTATGCATCAACTTACACTGTCGCGCAAACTTTCGTCGGCACTCGTAATTTTTCTGGTGTTAGATCATATTCAACTAATTTCGCAGGAAACTATACAAACCAATACACAGGTCAGTACACTGGAGAAACACTAACTAGTACTCCTGCAACCATTGAAACTTATACATTATACGTGCGAGTAGAGTAATACATTATGAATTTTCATGAGAAACCGATGAATACTGCGGTAATCCGCAATGCAGAATTTATTGAATTATTAGATGAATATGCTGACTTTGTCAAATCTATAGATTTAAATAGAGTGGCAAATTTACATCCGGATGAAGATGCCGACTGGTATTGTTCTCAGGAATACTGTAACCAAATAATGCATAGAGGTCGAGAACATTTTGGGTTTCCTGAAGCAGCGCGTGGATTTGAGGTAAGAGCTGATCAATTCCGCTACAAAGATCTTGATGGTCAGGTAGAGTTAGGTAAAATCGGCGAAGAACTAGTAAACGAAGTTTGTATGTTCTTGGGTGCGCATAGAAAAGCATTGTCTATGGTATATCCTCCTGGTGGTTTTATTGGTTGGCATAATAATGCTAATGCGGGTGGATATAATATTATCTTTACTTGGTCTGAAAAAGGCGACGGTCAATGGGAACATATAGACCCAATAACTAAAGAACATGTTGTCATCCCAGACGTTGAGGGTTGGCAATGTAAGTATGGGTATTACGGTACATATGACGAGCATGATAAAATTGTATACCATTCTGCTCGTACTAATTGTTTACGCAGCACAATTGCGTTTGTTTTTAACAGTGATGAAACAGGTAAAAGAATGGCAGAACACGTAGTTGAGGAAATTCAAACTGCCTAAATAGTAGTTGTACTGATAATAACAACTATAAGAAGGTTAAACCTTGGCATCATCAGCACAGTTTATCCCATACGTAGACGATACGTATCACGCTCCTGGATATGTAGGCGGCGAGCATAGACTCGTCGTTGAACTGACAGCGCAAGACGCTACAGTAAGTGCTGCTGTTGAGATAACTAAAAAAGGTTCTGGTGCTGTTCAAGCGCAAGATGCCACCACCTCTGCTACCACAAAACGTACAGTTATTGCATTAGAAGCAGATCTACATGACGGTCCTTCTGTTGTTGTAGACGTTGCTGGTGACGGTGAACGTTCTGTTGTAACTGTTGTTGCAGCAGCGGAAGTAGATACTCCTTCTCAAGTTACAGGTGTTGCCGAAAGAATTATCAATGCTTCTGGTGCACTTTCTATTGGCGAATCTTCTGTATCTGGCGCAGGTGCCCGTACCTCTAACAATATTTTATCTTCTGTTCAGGCGCAATCCTCTACTGTAAGCGGTACTTCAAATGCTCAACGTAACGCATCCGGTGCTGTTCAAGCACAAGATGCAACTATAGTTGGAGTTGCCGAAAGAACTATAAATGCTTCAGGAACGCTTGCCGCTCAATCTTCTGTAGTAACAGGTATTGCTGAGCGAGAGATCGACGATCAGGGTGGTAATGCGTTACAGCAATCTTCTGCATCTATAGTATCTGGCGTCGCTGAAAGAGTTATCACTTCAAGCGGTTCTTTAGAATCTCAACCTATTGGTGGAGTTGTAGGTTCAGGTAATATTGGTTATAATACCAGTTCTGCCCTACAAACACAATCTTCTGTAGTAACTGGTGAAGCAGAAAATATTATAACAGGTACAGGAGTATTACAGCAATCTTCTGTGCCTGTAGTATCTGGAGTTGCAGAAAGGATCATTACTGGTTCAGCTGCTATACAAGCAGAAGGATTGACAGCATTTGGTGTTGCTAATCGTATTATTGTAGATGTGGACGCAACCCCACAAACACAAAGTTCTTCTGTAACAGGTTTAGCAGAAAATAGTATTGTATCTCAATCTGCTGCACTACAAACGCAGTCTTCAACAACCGTTGGGGTTGCTGAACGCATCATAGTACAAGAAGGTGCTGCACAGTTTAAACCAACTGACAACAATGTTGTCACTGGTCAAGGTGTAAGGAAAAAGAATGCCTCTGGCGCATTACAACAATCTTCTGCATCTATAGTAACTGGTGTAGCAGAAAGGATTATTACACCAGATGATGCAAACCTTACTGCCTCTGAAGTCGGTGTATCTGTCGTTACTGGTATTTCTGAACGTGAAGTCGTACAGACTGGCGATGGTAGTTTAGAAGCACAGTCATCAACAATCGTTGGTGTCGCTAAACGTATCATAGTACAAGAAGGTGCAGCAGCATTTAAACCAACTGACAATAATGTAGCAGTTGGTGTTGCTGAACGTGTTATTACTGGTTCTGGCGATCTACACGATGGACCAGTAGTTCTTACTGATGTTGCTGGTGATGCTGAGAGACAAGTCAACACCACTTTTGCTGCAATTGTCCACGACGATGATGCTGAAATTGTTGCCACAGCTAATGTGGGCAGAATTACTTCTGCGGCACTGAGCACAAATAGTTCTACCGTTGCTGCTGTAGTTGAAATAACCAGTAATCAATTGGGTGATGCTGAATTCCAACCTTCTGCTAATAATCTTGTCGTTGGTCTTGCTGAACGGGTAGTCACTGCTGGTAGCACTGTTTTACAAGTATCTGAAGTAATAACAGGTCCGGTCAGTGGCGTTGCTGAACGCGAAATAGTTACAGAGTCTGGTTCTATACAAGCACAACCTTCCGTAGTAACTGGTTTAGCAGAGAACAAGATAGTTTCACAATCCGCTGCACTACAAGCGCAGTCGTCAACAACAGTTTGTGCTGCTGAGCGCATTATTACGCAAGAAGGTGGCGGTGCTCTTAAACCTACTAATAATAACACAGTTACTGGACTGGCAGAAGTTAAGAAAACTGGTTTCGGACACCTCGGTGCTGTCGGTTGGGGTGTTGGTGGTAATGCTACTCGAATAGTAGTAGACACTGACGCAACTCCTGCTGCTCAATCTTCAACGATTGCCGGAGTTGGAGTAAGAACTTCTAATACACTCGATGGTGCTTTAACTGCTGCCGAAATTGGTGTTTCGGTAGTTGCTGGTAATGGCGAACGTTCAATTGTAACAGAAAGTGCCGCTGCGGTGGTGGACGACCAATCAGACGTAGTGGGCGTCGCTGAGAGAGAAATAACTGGTACTGGTACAGTTGGGCATAGGTTCACCCCAGAGACCGTTGTACATACTGTAACTAACAATGGTTCTGCTAGTTGGAAGATCGACGGTCAAACTAATCCAACATTAGAATTCCACAGAGGATCTACATACATATTCTCTGTAACTGCATCTGGACATCCTTTCTGGATTAAATCTTCTCCTGGCACTGGTACTGGTGGCGCATACAATGATGGCGTCACTAATAATGGAGATGATGTAGGAACGATTACGTTTGTAGTTCCGGATAATGCACCAAGCACCCTTTACTACAATTGTCAATACCATGGTAGTATGGGCGGTACGATTACTGTATTACCTGCACTTTCAAATCAACTTCAAAATTCAGTCGTCACTGGCGCTGCTGAACGTGAGTTGCTCGCTGGTAATGTTGCTATAGTTGCTGATGATTGTGTAATAACTTCAACAGTAGAAATTACATCAAATTCACAAGGTCAATTGTCTGCTCAAGATGCAGTGGTTGTTGGTCTATCTGAGCGCACCATAGTTGATGTTGATACTACTGTTGTTGATCAAGACGCGGTTGTTTCTGGTGCTGCTGAACGTGAGATAAGAACATCGGCAACGCTAGTACCAACTGCGAATAATATAGTTGCTGGTATTGCTGAACGCGAAATAAGATCAGCAGTAACTTTATCTGCGCAAAATGTAGTAGTATCGGGTGTCGCTGAAAGAATTATAACTGGAGTAGATACTAATCTAACCGCTGCTGAAGTTGGTATATCAGCGGTTGTGGGTAACGCAGAACGTAAGGTTGTTGTTGCCGAAGGTAATCTAACTGCTGCTGAGATTGGCGCATCTGGAGTCGCTGGTGTTGCTGAACGCGAGATTGAAACAAATAATATTACACAAGCACTTGCTGCTAGTGACGTAACAATTTCTGGTGTTGCCGAAAGGATTATTGATGCTGGTTCATTAACAATACGACCTACAGAATATAATGTTGTTTATGCTGTCGCAGAAAGAACTATTGTGGCATTGGATGCGAATCTAACTGCTTCCGAAGTTGGTCTATCTGTAGTAGTTGGCGATGCCGAGCGTGAGGTAATTACTGAACAATCGGCACTGATAGTTGACGATCCTTCTGACGTTGCTGGATCAGCAGAGAGGATTGTTACAGGCAGTGGAGAAAGAATCACTCATATGGTATCCCGAAGCGGGAACAGTGCATGGGTGATTGATGGTGTACAGAATCCAACATTAGAATTCCATAAGGGTTCCAAGTACATAATCAAAGTTAGTACACCAGGACATCCTTTCTGGATAAAGTCTGTACCAGGAACATCCTTCCCTATCGGTACTGGAACAGAAAATGCTTATAATGATGGTGTAACTAATAACGGAGAAGACAACGGAACAATAGTATTTGATGTTCCATTAAACGCACCGGACAATCTTTACTACAATTGTCAGTACCATCCGAATATGGCAGGTACTATAGATGTACAAAAGATTGTCTCACCTATTGCGCAACCTTCTGATGTCAGTGGAGTAGCAGAAAGAGAAATTAGATCAGCAGTAACATTAGAAGCACCTGCATCCACCGTCAACGCAACCACAAATGTTATTATTAAACCTCGTGGTATTTTAGAGTGTACTCCTTCTCTGGTAGAAGGTACTGCGAAGAGAACTGTAGTAGATGTTGTTCCTAATCCTGCTGCGCAAAGTTCTACGATAGCAGGTGTTGCTGAGCGTATTGTAGAACTAGAAGTAGAAGGCGCGATAGATGGTGACGTTAACACTGATCCTTCAACTGTTGCTGGTGTTGCTGAACGTATAATAAGACCAGTAGTAACTCTATCTTCAGAAGATTCACAAGTTTCTGGCGTTGCTGAAAGGAAGGTGGTTTCTGTTAGCACCGCTGTTGCTGCTCAAGATGTTACTGTAGTCTGCTCTGCTGAAAGAGTTATTGTATCTGTAGAAGCAGATTTGACTGCCTCTGAAGTTGGTGTGTCGATAGTCGCTGGTGTAGGTGAACGTGAGATCGATGACCAAGGCGGCGATGCACTTACTACGGTAGATTGCCTTGTAACGGGTGTTGCGGAAAGAATAATTAAAGTAGCAGATGGTGTTCCGGATAGTAATGGTGTTGCCATACCAAGGTCTGGTCCATCTACAGTCAATGCTGTTACGAAACGAACTGTATTTGTGATAGAAGCAGATCTAACTGCTGATGAAGTTGGCGTATCAAATGTTGTAGGAACTGGTGCTAGAAGAGAA